CTCGCTTTGGACTCCAGTATATTGGCGAATGCTCGGTACTTTATCACAACAGTACTCGAGCGTTACACCCTTACACTGGACGAAGAGGCAATACAAACGCCTCTTTTGGTGTCAGAGTTGTTTAATAACTGGAGGTTTGGGCCCGGCGCCAGTAATGGCGTTAAGGGTACCCATGCTGCCCAGAAAATTCAACAACCCATGACCTGCACCTCTCTTAGCGAACCATTTGTTCGTAAACTACGGTTACTGAACCCATATTTTTGTGTCAATGATGGCACACGCAATGGTATCAACGTAGTCAATGGTTCACGTCTAGCAACAGTCCCGAAAAATGAGGACACTGTACGTACCATTGCGATTGAACCTTCTGGGTCGATGGCCATGCAGCTCGCTGCTGGCCGTTACCTAGAAGGTGCTTTACGCATGATTGGTCTTGATATATCAACGCAACAGCCAAAAAACAAGGCTATGGCACTCCGCGGCTCTCTGGACGGTAGTTTAGCTACTATCGACCTCAAGTCCGCTTCTGATATGATCAGCATCAATTTGGTACGTCAGCTTATGCCCTGCGACTGGTTCGGTCTCCTTGTTTGTTTAAGGAGCCCGAACATCGACGTTAAGGGCCATGGTGAGATCTCACTAAACATGATTAGCACGATGGGGAACGGTTTCACATTCCCTCTCATGACTCTCATTATAGTGGCTTTAATTTACGGTCTCCGCTGTATCAACGGAGGCCCCAGTCTTTTCATCGACTGGCGTGACACGGCCGTTTTTGGGGACGACATCATTGTCCCCGCTAACGAATATGTGGCACTAACTAAAGTACTCACCGACGCTGGTCTTGTCGTTAACCACGACAAGTCTTACAGTGAAGGACCCTTCCGCGAGAGCTGTGGGGGTGACTACTACAAAGGGTATGATGTTACACCCTTTTATGTAAAGCACCTCTCTACACCCGCGGACATCTATGTGGCTATCAACCAGGTACTGGATTGGTGTGGGAAGCATGACTTCATCCTCCACCGAACCCTTCTCTTGTTGAAAAGCTACTTAGGTGCCAAGGTCTTCCTCATACCCGAGTGGTACAACCCTGATCAAGGGGTGTTAACTGCACGGTGTTCGAGACGATTCAGCTACCTTAGCCAGTCACCGCGTCGGTTCCGATTAACGCCCGGAACCTACGATATGATGTTGGCTGTTGGCGGCTATGTCGTCCCGTCGGGCCCTGACTTGTTTTACACACCGAGAGCCGCAAGACTCAAGATGTGTGTCAGGGCGTCGAGGCTTCCTAACGGATACCTTGACGGGCATGATCCTTTAACAAGGTCATGCCAGTTATCTGAGCGAATATCCAG